CTAGAGTGTCAGCGATGATACTCTCCGAATAGGCCGTCTGTCTCCTCGGCGACTGAGTGCTCTTCATCTCTATGTAGAGCGTAATGAGCTTGAGTATAAACTAGCTCAACTCGACTGCCGAGGGACAGTCTTGCCTGTAAAGCTGCAGTTGCATTAGGACGTTTTTACAGTCCGACTTTACAAACTGAAAGGATAGGTTGATTATGTCGACACCTCCAAATCTTCTTGGCCCGAATCTGGGTGGTCGCTTCTTTCGAAAGAAGCGACGCCGTGGTCCTAAAAAGACCCGGTATAGAAAACACCCTATAGTCAGGAAGAAGACAGCTCGCTTCCGCTCAAGGATTACGCCGAACCCTTTGTTGGGTTCTAATATGGTGACGGGTCAGCTTCATATTGAATCTGCCCCGGGAAATGGTACTTTCGTGCCGATAACGGCACCTTATACCGGTTTCCTATCATATCCGTTTCTCAAGGCCGAGTCCTGTAGTGATGAACTACATGGCACTCCTCCTTGGATTACGGGCGGTCCATTCCGGAAGATAAACATCGAGCCTGTTCTACCGTTCGATCTTCAAGGACGAGGATCTTACTATACCAACAACTGGCAAAACCTTGCCGGTTACCTTGGTATCGTTAAGTATGTCGGTGGGTTCTACCCACCCGACCCCTTTCCAGGTACATTTGAGAATATTTCTTTGTCTCAGATTTCTACCCAGTTAGGGTCCTCTTCTCCCTTGATACCGAACACGTCGGCATTGGAGGCGCAGGCTTGGGATCGTACCAAGCCTAAGGTGGAACAAGGTGGATTATTCGTAGCTATGCGCGAATCGAGAGATATCGGGCCTATGCTACGAACTTCTGGTGCTGGTGTTAAACAAATAACTAACATCATGCAACAGCTCCAAGCCTTCCACTATATATATAAGCGGATGGGCGGTGATCTTAAACATGGGCTTCTTCAGCCCAAGAATGTCGCAGGTCACTTCTTGAACCACAACTTCGGTTGGGTCCCCTTCGTCAAAGATGTAGTTGCCACTCTAGACAACATCATCAATTCCGATACAAAAATTCGCCGATTAATCGACGAAAACGGAAAAGACGTAAGGAGGCGCGCCAAGCTAATAAATCATACCGAGAGCAGCAAAATTGCTGATGAACCCGTGTGTCTGGTTTATCCAGGCAACACTATTTATCTCCAACAATGCATGACCGCCGAGCCTCGTTACGAGGTTTGGCTCGATCGTGAGATCGAAGCACATACTGTTGGTCGCTTTCGGTACTACGTTCCGGAGTTCGATCTTAGTAACCCCGAGGCACTAGGTGTCTTGGGATCCATTCGTCGCCAGTTGGCGATTCATGGTGCTAGACTTACTCCATTGAACATTTATAGATCAACCAAGTGGACATGGTTACTCGATTGGGTATCGAATTCTGGTCGCATGATTAGTGCGATACAGGATCAGACCCTCGATAACATGGCCGCAACTTACCTCTTCTTGTGCCACCATGAAAAAAAGACCTATCGTTTTAGGCAATTCCTGCCTTTCAACGCGAGGTCCGGTGGCCCAATTGTGCTTGAATGGTCTCGATCTTTTGAGGTCAAACAGCGCAAAGAGGCTGATGCTCCTTTCGGATTCGGCCTGTCTTGGGACGAATTAACGCCCAAGCAATTGTCACTGTTAGCTGCGATAGGGATAACTCGTAGGTAGTGCAGTTTGACTGCGCTGTGCTACTTAGCTCCCTGTTTGTTCAAACACTCGCAACTAGCATATCTTCCGTGTTCCTTGAACAGGTTTGTTACCCTGACAAGTAACGGACCGGGCACGGGTTAACGTCACATACCTTATATGGAGGTCAACCACAATGTTTTCCGATCCACAATCGGTCACAATCAATGCTGTAGCCAAATCGATGCCTCGCGTCGAAAACGACGGGAAGAAATCGGTTTATCAAATGTCTGATGGTACGTTTAAACTTACCATCAGTCATCAACCTACCGGTAACCAGAGAGTTCGCTCTATGGTCCGGCTCGACCAGAAGGCAGTTGTCCCGGATCCGTTGACTTCTGTCAACGATTACGAGATTCTGTCCTACTACGTCGTGGTCGACCGCCCCGAAGTGGGGTTTACGTCGGCCCAGGTAGGCTACTGCGTAGCCGGGCTTAATGCCTGGCTAGATAGCACGGCTGTGGGAAAACTTTTCGGACTTGAATCTTAATTCTTTCAAGTCATTTCGGACCGAGTCCCTTATAGACTCTGGTTCATGTTTTCACCTATAAAGGAGATAGTATGACCAAAGTAGAAATCGAAGTGTATGCAAAGCTTTTCGCGATATGCGAAGAGATTGCCGACATCAACGACGACTTTTCTATATCGGATTTGCGCAAACTAAGTTTGCGTCAACTCGAGACTCTTATGTCTCGCGTAGGTCCGACCTATCAGTATGTCATAGTAGCAGCTTTGGAAGGCTCGCTACTATGGACGCAAATCGTTGACCAAGCAGTGCTATCCGCCGACCCTATGTGGGACGAAGGTAAAGCATTACTGGCCCGGCGATCAGCGGCCCAACGAGAAGCCTCAGAGCGACTCGCTGCGTCTACTGTCCTTGAATCTGAGTGGTGCTCGTCTTTTGACGAGTGCCTCGAGAATCTCAAGGTAGTTGCCTCGCCCGAGGAAAAAGCGAAAGCTTTGTCCCCTCGGACGTCGCGACGAAATAGGAAACGAAAAGTTTCACCCCGAACACAGCTTTAACGTGTGTCCGATAGGTACCGATTGCTGGTGCCTATGAAGGCACCAGTAGGAAGACTGCGTGGCTTGATAGTGACCCCCAGGAAACTGGAGACACTATGAAGAACAGACGAAAGCCTGTTCCAAGCAACGTAAGTGACTTCTTGAAGGTGGCAGAAGCTATCTATAAAGACGCTGCTGCCAAGTGTACCGCTGACGTCTCTGATATACGCGACCTGAAAACGATTAGGTCGCGGGTCTTAAATCAGGGTTTGTCATTTCTGACAATCACCTTACCACAGTTTTGCAAAGACTTCGAGAGAAGCCTAGCGGACGGTGGTATAGACTCAACATCCTTTCGAAGTTTTCGAAAGAATGGGTCAATTCCTGCATTTTTGCAAGGTATGACCAGTCTGATTTTTGACCGTGAGACAGGAAGGATCATCAATGAACAGAATACTAAATATTCTCCCAGTGATCGCTCAACTCTTGTTGAGTCTGTCAGACAGATATGTCTGGCGTTCAAAAAGGTTGAAATTGCCTGCACACCCGAAAGGGAGCAGGCCGCACTTGGGTCATTCATCGAAGTTGAGCGCGCTTTCAGCACGTTTTCGCTCTCAGACGAGCAACGCGACGAATTTTGTCGCGTGTCTCGTGAGCTCTGGGATAATCTTATGGCTACTATTAGCCTTTTGGATTGTTCTCCAAAGCACGGACCGGGAGCTACAGCCGATAAACGGATGGGAAACCATAAGTTTATATGGCTGAACTGGCATGAACGCCTGGAGTCTTACTTCCCCATCGTAGGGAACGGATACCCTTTAGGTATCGAACCTGAAAATGAGGAGCTCCAGAACGTTACGTTCATTAGCCAAGATCAGGAGATACCTGTAAAGGTGACTCCTGTTCCGAAAACACTGAAAGGACCCAGAATAATCGCTATAGAGCCCTGCTGTAATCAATTTATACAGCAGGGAATTCGAGATGTCTTATATGACAGGCTCGAATCGTTCCCTCTTACAAAGAGTCACGTTAATTTTCGTGACCAAAAGAGGAATCAACGACTTGCGATTAGAGCGTCGAGGTCAGGTCGATTAGCAACGATTGACTTGTCAGATGCGAGCGATCGAGTTCCTCGGTCGTTAGCACTCTACATGTTCCGTGCGAATCCAGATTTACAGGATTCTATCGATGCATGTCGTTCGACGCACGCGGAAATGCCTGATGGAACCATTGTGGGACCATTAGAAAAGTTCGCGTCGATGGGTAGCGCCTTATGCTTCCCAGTAGAGGCTATGTATTTCTACACATGTTGTGTATTAGCCCTACTGAAAAGGCATAACCTTCCTGTCAGCCGTTCTAACATTTTGCACGTTAGAAGGCTGTTATACGTGTACGGGGACGATATAATTGTCCCTTCCACGGATGCGGTTTTTGTTCTTGATTACCTGCAACGATACAATTGCAAGGTAAACGCCACTAAGTCTTTCTGGACTGGAAAGTTCAGAGAGAGCTGTGGTGTCGATGCATATGACGGTAAGGTGGTTTCACCCACCTATATCGGCACATTGCCTCCTAAGAACAAGCGTCAGCCCGAGAGGCTGATCTCATGGACGGCCACCGCAAATCTCTTTTACAAAAGAGGTTATTGGAGGACCGCTCAGCTTCTATTTAATTACGTAGAAGCGGTGTTAGGGCCTTTGCCCTACCTATCTGAGACCACTCCTGGGTTAGGTCGTTACTCTTTCCTCGGTTATCAAACCATCGATAGATGGCAAGAGTATCGTGGCCCTTTCAGGCCACTCTCGGATACAGAGCTCCAAAAAGGTTCTGTGTCCTTGATAGGGAAAGCTAGTTACCAGCGCTTTGAAGTAAAGGCGTGGGAACATATTCAATTTAACGGAATGGCAAGTTTGGAGGTAAACCATGATTGGTGTCCGGGACTGAAATAAGGGAAGGGCGGCGGGTGGGGAAGGTTTTTGCAGGT